GAATCCAGATAAAGAATCTATTGAAGACTATTTAACTAGAATGCAACACGATGTAAGTAACTGTCAATGGATGGTACATAATCATAGTGAAATAGCATCATTTATTAGAAAAGTATGGTGGGATTAAAGAGAAATAATATGAATAATAAAGTAGCAAAAAAGTATAGACAAAAAGCAAAAGAACTTACAGTAGACTGGATTAAATCTCTTATTCCTGATGAAGAAGGAAAGAAAGTTAATATAGATACGTTTCAAGATTATATGCCAGAGCAAAAGTATGTTTACGCTAATCGAAAGTTTATGCTCTCAGCGTTTTCTGAAAGATGGTTTTATCAAAAACTAAAAAAGATAAACAAAGATATAGACTCTGTAACTTTAAAGGATTTTCAAAGTGAAGAGAGGTTATAGAAAACCACGTAAGATTAGACCGGTTGAAAAAGATGTTCCTAAAGGCTATGACTCTGGGTGGGAATATCAACTACACAACTCTGTTTTAAAGTCTTGGAACCATCATTCAGACAAAATTAATTATATTGTCGAACATAAATACGAACCGGACTTTACACAGACAATTGATGGTGTAGAATACCTACTAGAAGCCAAAGGTAGGTTCTGGGATTACCAAGAATACAACAAGTATGTTTGGATAAGAAAGTCTTTAAAGCCTAATCAAGAGTTAGTCTTTTTGTTTTCTAGTCCTAGTTCTCCTATGCCACAGGCAAAAAGAAGAAAAGATGGTACAAAGAGAAGTCATGCTGAATGGGCAGAGACTAATAATTTTAAATGGTATAGTGAGCATACGCTCCCTAAAGAATGGATAGAATAATATGAAATATAAATTTAACGAAAAAAATATAATAGAACAAATACAAAGGTATGTAGATGGGACATATGAGAGACATTACGCACAGGGAAAATATCAAGCAACTGATATGATTATTGATGCAGGGCATGGCAAAGGTTTTTGCATGGGTAATATTATGAAGTATGCTATGAGGTGTGGTAAGAAAGAAGGAAATGATGCTGAATATGACTTGTTAAAGATTATACATTATGCAATTATAGCTATAGCATTGGAAGATACTGAGTATCATTTAGGAGAAACAAATGATTGACGACAAAGTAGGAGTTAAACCTTATCTAGGTATTAACATTAATTATAACAAAGAAAAGAAACTAGACCGCTTCAGTCTAGACACACTCAAAGATAGATACCTCTACAAAGAGGAAGGAGAAACACATGCACAAGAAGCTTTCGCACGGGCTGCAGTATTTGCTGCAACATTTAAAGGACAAACAGATTTCGAGTTGGCTCAGAGACTTTATAATTACTCTTCCGACTTATGGTTCATGTTTAGCACTCCTATTCTTAGTAATGGGGGAACCAATAGGGGTTTACCTATTAGCTGTTTTCTCAATTATGTACCTGATAGCAGGGATGGTTTATCTTCTCATTATGATGAAAACATTTGGCTCGCAAGTACAGGTGGAGGCATTGGTGGATATTGGGGAGATATTAGGAGTAATGGCATCGCTACTGCTAACAATAGTCGTTCTACTGGCTCTATACCATTTATGAAAGTTGTTGACTCTCAGATGTTAGCTTTTAATCAAGGCATAACACGTAGAGGGTCATACGCAGCATACATGGACATTGACCACCCAGAGGTAGAAGAGTTCATAAATATAAGAAAAGAATCCGGTGGAGATATAAATCGTAAATGTCTTAATTTACATAATGGAATTAACCTCACGAATGAGTTTTTACAAGCGGTTAAGAATGATGAAGACTGGAGATTGATTGACCCAAAAACAAAAGAAGCAGTTAAGATAGTTAGTGCCAGAGACCTTTGGTGGCAGATACTAAATGCAAGGGCAGAGACTGGTGAGCCTTATATGATTAATATAGATAACTGTAATGATGCTATGCCAAAACAACAAAAAGATTTAGGACTAGAGATAAAACAGAGTAATCTTTGTTCAGAAATAACTCTACCTACCAACGAAGAACGCACTGCAGTTTGTTGTCTTTCCTCAGTAAATCTTGAGCACTTTGATGAATGGTCAAAAGATAAAAATTTTATTGAGGACCTAGTAACTATGCTCGATAATGTTTTACAACATTTTATAGATAATGCTATTGACATATCTGAGATAGGGGAGTATAATGCTAATTACAAAAGATTTGCAAAACATGTTATCATGCGTATCTCCAACGCAAAGGCATCCCTTTTGAAGGGATTTTCGCAACTGGCTTTAATTACAAAGCCTTCCAACATATCAAAGGAAATGCTGTGGAAGCAAGTAAAAAACTTGCCGAGATACGTGGGGAAGCTCCTGATATACATGGTAGCGGTATGCGGAACGCTCATTTGTTGGCTATTGCTCCTAATGCCAGTAGCAGTATTATATGTGGTGGCACTTCCCCTAGTATTGAACCATATCGTGCTAACGTATATACACACAAAACTTTATCAGGTTCGTACCAAGTTAAGAACAAAAATCTTGAAAATCTTTTCAGAAGAAAAGGTATAACAGGACCAGAGCTAGAAAAAGTCTGGAAAGATATAGCAGCTAGTGAAGGCTCTGTTCAACATCTAGATATTTTAGACGACAAAGAAAAAGAATTATTTAAAACCGCAAATGAGATTAACCAAATTTGGATAGTCGAACATGCGTACAAAAGACAAGAGTTCGTTTGTCAAAGTCAAAGCGTCAACTTGTTTTTTGTTTTTCCAAAAGCAACTGAACCTCAAGACATACATGACGAATACTTACAGTATGTAAATGATGTGCATTGGTACGCTATGCATACGTTGAAGTCTTTGTATTACTTTAGGTCAGATGCCGCTAGAACCGCAGAGAATGTAAATATAAAAATACCTCGAATAAGATTAGAGGAAGTGGATTGTATTGCTTGTGAAGGATAAAGATAGAAAATTTAGTCAATTTAGAAGACGCATGTGGCTTGATTATTGTGACGAGCATTATGGTTCTGCTTTATCCGAAGAAGAGTATTATAAAAAATATAACAAATGGTTACTGGCTCAGTATGCTAGTTACCTCAATGGAGAATAAATGAGTTTATTAGGAACAAGAGAACATTACAAACCCTTTGAATATCCTTGGATGTTTGATTACTATGTGCTACAAAATCAAATGCATTGGATGCCTGAATCGGTTCCTTTACATAATGATGTTAAAGACTGGCAAGACCTTAGTAAAGAAGAAAAGAATTTATTAACACAGATATTTAGATTGTTTACTCAATCAGATGTAGACGTTGGCTCCGGGTATATAGATAAATATATGAGAATATTTAAGAAGCCAGAAGCTAACATGGAGTCTATCCATCAACACGCTTACAGCTTACTCCTTGATACAGTAGGTATGCCAGATATAGAATACAAAGCTTTTGCTGAGTACGAAGAAATGTCAGACAAGCATGATTATGTTGGAGAGTTTAAACCTACACTCAAAGATAAACAGAGTATTGCAAAGACTCTTGCTGTGTATTCAGCTTTTACAGAGGGACTACAACTTTTCTCAAGCTTTGCAATCTTGTTAAACTTTCCTAGATTTGGACGCATGAAAGGAATGGGACAGATAGTAACGTACTCTATACGTGACGAGTCTATGCATGTTGAAGCTATGACAAAACTATTCCGAGAGTTTATCCAAGAACACTTAGAAATTTGGACAGATGATTTTAAAAAGGAACTCTACGACATTTGTAGAAAGATGGTAGAGTTAGAAGATAAGTTTTTAGATTTAGTATTTGATATGGGTAACATTGAAGGGCTTACAAAGAAAGATATGTATGCTTACAATAGATATATAGCTGATAGAAGATTACTTCAATTAGGATTAAAAACTAATTTTGGACAAAAAGATAATCCTCTTGGGTGGATTGACGAAGTGATGGGGGTAGAACATCAGAACTTCTTTGAAGGTAGAGCTACCTCTTATATGAAAGCAGGTCTTCGAGGAAAACAAAACATAATTACATTTAATGAAATAAAAAATGAAGAAGAACAAAAGGTCGAAGGAAGCTAACCTAATAAGTTGGAAGCTTTGCATTGACTCTGAGAATAAATTAGTTACAGAACTTAGTTCTTTCCCTGTTGAATATATCGACCTATTCCATCAAGA